GTAACTGGTTGCTTGGACTCCCAGGGTCAGGTCGCCCTTGAGCGCCACTAGGTCTATGAACCCAAACAGATCCTTGCGGATGTTCGCCCCTGGTATCCACCTCTCGACTACCTCTACTGTCCACCCCTCGTCCCGCAAAAGTTTTAGCGTTAGTTGTGTTGGGCTTGTCGCCATATCTCCTCTTAGTGCAGGGTGAGCAAAACAGTTTCTTGGGGACAAATACTATCTTGGCGCAACAGTCTTTGCACTTTCTGAAACGCAAAGGAGATCCCTTTTCCACAACTCTAATACCGTCTTTTTCCATGCGTTCGTCCACATTTCCTCCCGAGCAAATTTAAACATATCTTTGCCTTGGTCTATTTCGTAATGACAGTCAACACAAAGCGCAGCAGTATAGCAATCGTGCGCCTTTAGTCCCATTCCCTTGCCAGACCAACTCCAATTGGCGTGCGCGGCTTGGGTGTAGCCTTCTTTGCCGCAATGCTGGCAGGGAAGGGAGGCTACTGCTTTTAGCAGACTTTTATTTCTGTGCATATCCCCTCTGTATACGGTTAAACGGGTCATGCCACTTTATGCACATGGGCTTGACCTCATAGTAGAGATGCAGACCGCTAGGTCCGATCTTCTTCCGCATCAACCCTTCTGACTCTAGTTCCGCAAGTCGGCTCCGCGCAACCTTTATGCTGACCTTTTTCTTCTTGGCAAACTCTTGGGCGGTCATCATCAGTCGGCCATCGTCGTGATCTGTTGATAGAGAACTGCCTCCAGCGCCGCAATATCCGCGTCTATCCGAGCCAGATGACTCGCAAGGTCGTATTGCTTTTGGATCTCTGGAGTCGCAAACCCTGCCCAGCACTCAACATCCTGGCGGGCTTCTTTTAGTGCGTCGATTGCTTGCTGGATCATATAACCTCCGCACCAACAAGTTTGCCGTTGTCAAAGGTCAGACGCAGATTGGCTTGCAGAAATACCTTCTTCGCGTCCGCATGGCGGTAGTGAACTCGGAGCCGATTGTGTTCTCCGATCCCTGCGTCCACCAAGAACTCCATCCGCTTTCTGGTCTGAGATCTGCTCAGTTCTGGTTTGCGGTCGGCTAGCAAAAATGTCACCCAACCTAAATCGCTGTAGAAATACTCTTGGATGTCTGTCTTCATTTTGTTTCCCTCATGTTTTTTAGTCTTGAACATTGTTTGTCACAACCGCAATGCGGCTCACCCTTCCAGTCTTTTACCTCTCCCCACCTCCTTTCCATACTCTCTACCATTGACTTACGAATGATCTTGCAAGGTTCCGCAAGGGCTATGGCTACCCTGCAATCTGAACAAGTGATGTTGTAGATGCAAGGAAAGCCTTGCGTACGACTATAACAGTCTGGGCAAGACAATGCAACAGTATCAGTCACCGCAGAAACATTCGATTGATTCTTCAAACATATCTCCCTGACGATCTATGAATTTATGGATGTCAGCATAGCGCGGGCGGTCTATACGAAAACGATTGCCATCGCCAGAAGTTTGCGTTTGCGCCCATTCCTCTTGCGCGGCCCACCAGATCGCTCTCTCTGGTTTATGAGCTATTAAAGTCGTAATCTTTGGCAAAGACTTCAAAAAACACAGATCACAGTTTCCGCCTATAGTTTCTCCGTTAATAACCGGCAGTTTGAGGTCAAATGATTGTGAAGACCAAAAATTAAGAACTTCTGTTTTGGTAATTCCAGCTTCAGCCAACGGCATGACCGGTGTTTCCGCAGCAATCCTGGGTTTCATTTTGGCGACTCTTCTTTGCTCGTCAGCCCGTATCCCAATCATTTTGCAATACTCAGCAATCCCAAGACTCTTCAAATAACGAGTCATTGTGTCAATTTTTAATTCTTGTGTGCAAAATCTTGCCCGCACATTTGGGAGCATTTTGCGCTCCCTCACAATAGTTTCAAATGGCTCGCCATTTCTGCTTGCGGTTTCAAAAGTTACGCGCTCAAATTGTTTGCTAGGGCGGTACTCCAGCCAATGTATCTCGACACCCCAGTTCTTTTCGCAGTCGCGGACAAACTCTAGTGTCGCTTCTTCCTCTTTACCTGTATTGGCAAAACAGACTATTGCGTCTTCTGGAAGTCCGTTGTTACTTTGCAAGACCCGCCAGAGCATATAGGCAGATGTGCGGCCACCAGAGAATGAGATGACTGTTGGCTCTGTGATTAGAAATGGATCTGTCATGCTAGCAACTCCCATGCGCGTCTAGCCACTTCTGAAACTTGTCCGTTTCCAATGGCTTTAAGTCTGTCCACCCTAGCGGCCACCCCATGAGCCACTCTACCCAAGTAGGGTTCAGTTGCCCACCAGTCACTCCCGTAACTTCTGGATTGCTCAAAACATAATTGACTCGTCCTTGGTCTGCCCAAGACTTGCTCGTTTTCCTTTGTATGTGATCCGAGGCATTTGGAGTCGGCCATCTGTAGTTTTTGCTCTTGGTGGCTCCCCTCTCCACCGCATAGTCCAGACGATCCCTTAACTCTCCCGTCTTGCCTGACCCCTTGTGGTCTGTAGCGCATGGAGTCGGCCACATCCTCTGGCCTACAACCGTCTCTAGGTTCGGAAACCGATTCTCTGCCCATGAGTTTTCCGGTGTTATTGTTGCCGCCATTGCAGAGCAACTTCGTGGCGTAGGCCATTTTTCCGACAATCCAGATTCTGTCTCGCTGATGCGGTGCGCCGACATCTGCTGCTCCCATAACAGTCCATCGCGTGTCATACCCGAGCGTGGTAAGGTCTGCAAGCACTCGTTCAAGTCCTCTAGTAACGAGCATTGGGGAGTTCTCCACAAAGACGTATCTGGGTCGAACTTCGCCAACCACCCTTGCCATTTCTCGCCACATTCCTGATCGCTCTCCGTCGATTCCTGCACCTTTTCCTGCTGCGGAGATGTCTTGACAGGGAAAGCCGCCAGATACGACATCAACAATTCCTCGCCACGGTCTTCCGTCAAAGGTTTGTATGTCATCCCAAATCGGGAAAGGCGGGAGAACTCCGTCATTTTGTCTGGCGCACAGTACGCTTGCTGGGTAGGGTTCCCACTCAACTGCACAGACTGTTCGCCATCCAAGCAGGTGTCCTCCAAGTATTCCTCCACCAGCGCCTGCGAAAAGAGCCAACTCATTCACGCTGCCCTCATCGTCTTGTGCATCACCGCCTGCTTAAACTGCGGCCAAGAATCAAACTGACTAGGATGCAAACCCAGTTCCGCACCCTTTATCTCGATGCCTGTAGAGGATTCGTACCAGGGTTTCTCGTTGACCACTCCCGCGATCTTTACCTCGAACTCATCTTCCCATCGCTCACCCCGCAACCAAGTCGCCGCGTGCGGAATAAACTGACCGTTTCCTCTCATCCATTGCTCTGTCTGGCTTGCGCCTTTTATAGCTTTTAGGACGGTCTCTAAGTTAGGTCTGATCGCCTGAGTCTGGTTCCAGGCTTTGCGGGCTTCTGCTTTTGCTATCTTGCGCGGGTATGCTTTCCAGAACATCTCGAACTCTTCCATCCTCACTCTCCTTTTGGTTTTTAACTTCCTCTTCTACTCTAACAATCAACCTTGCTAACTCTGCCGCGTAGTCTCTAGGAATTATTCCTCGCTGCGTGTTTAGGTAGTCCAGTATCTCTCTGTTTAACCTTAGTAAGTCCTGTATATACATAACTTCCCCTTTGGTGAGCAAGACTCAGCCATCCCTGACAACAAGTGTCTGAGTCCTTTACATGACTTCCCCTTCGGAGCCGCACATGACTCGCCAGCCTTCTCGTTCTCAAGGGTGCTGACTTCGCCGCCCTAGTGCAGTATTTAAGGAACTACCCCACGGTCTGCTCTTTGATCTGTGCCGCCGCCCGTTATCCTGACCAGCACAGTCGCAATCGGAAATAGAAAAACCCTTAAGCGGGAACTTGGGCTTAGCAGGCCAGCACCCAGACAAGGATGGTGTGCATACAAGCCCCCACTTAAGGGTTCTTACCTTGTCTGAACGCCGGATCGCTACTTCCGACACCGCTATGATACAACAATAAAAGAAAAGTTCAAACTGCCTTGCCGCGGAAGTAGGCTGTCTCTCCTATAACCTCGCAAAGTTCTGGAGGCAGGAGCATCCCCTTGCTGTCAAAGGTCAGCACCGCAAAGCCACTAGCCCACGGTACGGGATTGCCCTCTAGGTACGCGAATTGGTCGCCTCCTGGCTCTGCTAGGGTTCCGGTATCTACCCCGTATCTACGCCCGTTGTAGTCTCCCCAAGCTGAGACTTGGAGACGGTGGAGGTGGCCGGTCACAATGCTCCTGCCAGACTTCAGCACATTGTTGTAGATCGCGTGTATACCGTTATGCCACCTGTGCTTGATGACCGTGTTGTTGTTTATGTGGATCGTGTATCCAAAGTGCCACCCTGGAAAGAAGTCAAACAGATCCGCACCCATTGTCCCTTCCATCTCTGGGGCATTTATCTTCATATACCGCCACAACCGCGTGTCGTGGTTGCCGTAGGTCCAAAACAGTTTGGCGTTATGCGCCGCCTTCTCGATCTCTCCCAAACGATCCTGGCAGACTTCCAACTCCTGCCGAACCGTTGGAGTCTCGTTCCTGTAAAGAGGATCGTGTCGGCTTATCCTGGCCCCGTCAAACACATCCCCGTTCATCACTACCGCATGGGGCTTGAGCTGCTTGCAGAGCTTTATAAAGGCTTTGTGTGCGACCGTAGCCTCTCCAGGCCAGTAGTGGGCATCCGAGGCGATAAGCCAGACCTGATTGCGGGCTTCCGCGTGGATTGCATTCTTGCGGATCTCTACGCTTTTGGTCATCTGAGGAGCCGCAAAGGAGTGTAGCTTTATGCCCCGCAGCTGCTCGATCCTGTTTCTACGTTGGTAGACAGAACGGTCGCTTACACCTATTGCCTTTGCCACCTCTTCTGGTGAGCCATGTTTTCTAAACAAAGCGATAAATTGTTCTTCGCTTACTTTTGGCATCGTCATCTACAACTCCTTCGGGTCAAAGCCCAATTCAACTCCCACCGCGTGAGCCAGTTCTGCAAACCTGTGGTCGTGTTTATCCCAGTCGGGATAGCCTTCGAGACATAGCTTCTGGTGGATCATTTCGTGCGCCATTGTCCGCAAGAGTGTGTCCAGATGGCCATGTTTTGCGCTTGAGATAGTGATGATCCCGCGCTCGTCGTACTCCCCGTAGAAGCGCTCCCAGGCACGGACGCGGAACTCAACATCTTGGCTCGGCGGGAGTTTCCAGGACTTTATGGGCGCAAGGCTTGTCAAGAACTCGTAAGCCACTACGCAATCGCGGCGGGTCACTTTCACGGCGAACACTTTACCTTATAACAATTACAAAACAAATAGTTAATCATGACTGTTAAATGGTTAAGAAAGTTTGACCGATACTGTTTGACATTGTGCCGATAGATTGTTATAGTTCTCTTACGGTCGATGTCTCCAGACCGGATGAAAAAGGAGAAAGCCATGGATGACCTGCAATACCTCAATTACCAACAACAACTACTGGAGCGAGAGCGTGAGGAATTTCTTGCGGATGGTTCGGTATTACCTGAAGTTCGGCCACAGTCTAAAGACTGCAATCAAACTAACCTGGGAGAGACGAAATGAGTTCCAACACAGGAATCGTAAACATACGCGGTAAGGAGTACCAGACCGTAGCCCTGCGGGTGCAGAAGTTCCGCGAAGCACACCCTGCTTGGTCTTTGACCTCTGAAGTCCTGTTCCGTGACGCGGATTGCGTAGTTATGAAGTCCATCATCGCGGATGAAACCGGACGGGTTCTAGCCACCGGCCATGCCGAGGAATACCGCAAGTCTAGCCAGATCAACGGAACATCTGCCCTTGAGAACGCGGAGACCTCTGCACACGGTCGCGCTCTTGCGGCTTTAGGGATCGGCGGGACAGAGTTTGCATCTGCCAACGAAGTGCAGAACGCAATCCACCAGCAAGTAGAGAAACCTCACCCACGCCGCGGTGCGCTCGAGGTAGCGTTCAAAGCAGTAGACAGTATGGCAAGCCTCCAAGCTCTATGGCAGAACCTGAGTGCGGAAGACAAGAAGATTGCAGCAGACCTAAAAGATCAAGCAAAGGAGCGAGTGAAATGAACGAGGCATACCTAATCATCCAGATGCAGGAAGCGGTAAACAAACTCACCCGTCTTACGCGGGCATCTCGGAATGTGGACTACTTAGAAGTCCGCAACATCTGCAACCAGATCGAGAACGATGCTCACGCTATGTGGCAATGGGCTATGAACGCGGAAGAAGCGATGGATATGGAGTCTTGGAAACTTATGCGCGAACGCCACAACAGGGAGACAACATGAACGAAAACCTAGACGGTTTCTTGGTAGCGCTGTGTCTTGCAGCGCTTTTCCTGATGGTCAACTTTCTGCCAGGACTCTTCTTATGATCTACGAACTAGAAAAAGTGCAGAAGGAAACCTTTTGGATGGGAATGGCTCTGGGAGTGCTGACTACATTGTTGGTCACACTCTCTTTTGATAAACTGTTAGATACGCAAGTCTCGTCGGTAGAGATGCCGAAAGATGTTATTGCCGCGTACAACATGGGTATCAAAGACGCTCTTAAAACTAATCCAGCAGGCGCAGAGTTAGAGATGGCTTGCCTGGAACTATGGGGGAAAAAGTAATGCTTATAAAAATGGTGAACTTTGCGGACAAGGTTCCGTTCTGCACAGACAAGTCAACTTACGACAACTGGAGGGAAGCCGCACGACACCTTCCACCAACTCCTAAAGTTGGGTTTTGCGAAGACTGTACGCTTGACTACCAAACCGCAATGAAAGCACAAAAAAGATGCGAGAACCCTTGGATCGTGTTTTCTAAAGACGAGGATGGCTTTGAGCGTGGAGTTATCCCCAAGGAGACGGAAGATGTCTAGAGAGGAAAACAGTCTGCAAGGGACTGGCGAATGGTTTAACGCCAGGACAGGGAAGCTGACCGCCAGCAGGATGCGCTCGGCTATGAAACGGCTCAAGAATGGGGAAGATAGTGCGGAACGCAAGAACCTTAAAATTGAGGTTCTCTGCGAGAGGATGACCGGAGACATTGTGGATAAGTTTGTGAACACCGCAATGCAATGGGGCATAGAGAAGGAACCCGAAGCGAAAGCTGCTTACGAGGCAAAGACCGGACGGATCATCACCGATGTAGGGTTTATAGACCACCCGCGCATAGAGTTCTGCGGGGCAAGTCCTGACGGGTTTGTAGATGACGGACTGATTGAGATTAAATGCCCGAACACCTCTACCCATGTCGGCTGGATTTTAGACGGAGGCATCCCAGAGGAGCACAAAGCCCAGATGACCCTGCAAGCCGCCGTAACGGGCCGCAGTTGGGTTGATTTCGTTTCCTACGACCCTCGTATGCCAGAGCCACAACAACTCCTTGTACGCCGTTTTTACCCCACTCCTGCGGAGATTGCGGAAATAGAGGAAGAGGCGAAGAAGTTTCTTGCGGAAGTAGATGTACTTTTTGACACCATCACACGACGGGAGATGATTGAATGACACAGTACGATAACAATATGCGCGGTCTTATCAGCAAGAATGACCGCAAGACGGAAGACAAGCACCCAGACATCAAAGGGCAATGCGAAATAAACGGTACGGAATACTGGATCTCTGGCTGGCAGAAGGAGAGGAAAGACGGGACTGGTAAGTTCTACAGTCTAACCTTCCAGGCTAAGAACGATGCGCCGCAAACGAGATCGGAACCAGCGGGTAAGAAAGACCCATTTCTTGACCAAGAAATACCTTTTTAAGATAAGTAGAGCGCCTTCTCGTCCTGTCTGCGCCTAACAAGCCCAGGCAGGACTTTCCCACCACCTTTAGTCCAAAGCATAAACGCCTCCGCAGCACCTTCGTGGTCGCCTCTGTTGGCCCTCATGCGGATGCTGGATCTCTGAAGATTGCCTAGCCCAAAGTTAAAGCTGATAGAGACCAGAGCGTCAAAGCGGCCTTGACTGCCAGCACTATTGGGAACAAGTCGTAAAACACCGCGTTCAAAAGTTGCGACATCTTCTGAGAATAGTTCCTCGATCTCTTGTTTTGACCAAACACGGTTGTCCTCCGGTTTAAGCGGGTACTCTTTGCGGATCAGTCCAAGCTTATCTGTACGTACAACTGGCAGACGAATCTGATCTTGGTAGAGAACATGGCCGTAGCCAATCGTCCAGATATGCGCGGGACAGAGATATGGTTTAGCGCGGAAGCCCTCATACCTGTGCATGAGATCTGCCCCTGCCTTGCTTAACTTCATCGTTTCTGCCAGTTACGCGATCCAAACCAAAATCCGATAATTCCACCGAGCATTGCCATCTCATCTGTGGAGAAAACAATGTCCGCAAAGGCGATCACATCTTGGATTGTGACGAGGAGCCCAGGTTCGTTCAATCCCCAATACATAAGGTAGAAGTTAATCAGCACCAACTCCAGCACGAAGATGTAAGTCACCGTGGGTCTGACCGTTCCGACATAGTTTGCCACCCAGGTAGATGCGCGGTCTAAGACTTTCTGATCGTGTTCCAGAGCCGCAACGGTCATCTGGGCATCTGTCTGCATAGCAACCTGATCTGTGCGAATCTCTTCTATCCTGGCTTGAGCCGCAAAGCCCTGCGCTGCTAAAGCGAGTTCACGCTCAGATTGCATCTTTGCTAACTCTAGTTCGTGCTTCTTGTCCTGCTTGTCTTGGAAGTATTCCAACAGTTTAGGAAGACCAGAGATGAGAAGACCGCCAAGAGTAGAGAGGAGAGATAGCATCAGAATTTACCTTTTAGTGATAGCCATATTGCGCCAACAATCATTCCAGAAACAACCATCAGCAACACGAAGATCCAGAACCCAAGAAGAATGTTCTGGAGCAACTCGTCGCGCTTTTTCTTTTTCTGGAGTCTGGCTTTTGTTTCTGCCGCAGCTTTTGCTTCGCGGTCTTGTCTAGCCTTTACCTGGAAGGTAAGCCAGTCATCCCACAACCCAGGTCTACCCTGGTAGATAAACAGTTCTTTGAGTTCCTGCTGCTGCCGGTTGAGTTCCTCTAATGCGAAGAACTCCTCTAGGTCTGATCTCTGGTCTGGCGGTTTATCTTGTACTTTTTCTTGTAGACTGTTTTTAGCGTTGAACCAGTCCACTACCGCACGGCCAGCAGACATGATCTCCCCGCCGTTCTGTAAAGTTTCCTTTATAACGGCAAAAGCAGCGTTGGCCGCCGCCAACTCGAGCAGCACTAGTCACCTTTTATAGACTGCGTAATTCCGAT